CCAAGAGCCAACAAGGTTCACCCGGAAATAACGGAGGAGAACAGAGAGCATCTAGCCAATCGGAAGAAGTCCAACTTGGAGGAGGACATAGCGGGTCATTGCGGGAAAGCAACGGGCAAGCTGAACCCCAACTGGGTCGAGCACCTAATGGGTCTTCCAGCAGGGTGGACAGACTTAGGTTGCTGGGAAACGGAGTAGTTCCGGCTACAGCAGCCAAGGCATTCTTGACTCTTATGCAACGAATCACTACAAACTAATAGCACTATGAAAAAACTAAGCGAAACACTAACAGAACTAGGGATTGCCTTCAGCTTCCCTATTGAGATTAAAGATGCCAAGGGCAACGAGACTTACTACGAGAACAGCAAGGGCTTCTGGTGCAAGAGTGAGCGTGACGCCAATGGTAATGAGACTTACTACCAGAACAGTAATGGCTACAAAGAAGGCACTCCACGTTCCTCCAAGACCTGCGAAGGCAAGGTCGTAGAGGTTGACGGAACCAAATACGAACTCAAAGCACTATAACAAACCATAAACCAAACATAAACATGATTATTAGAACAGCAACCTACCCTCACGGCCCCGCCAACAGAATGGACGGGGACACAATCGTTCAACGCCTACAAGTTGTCGCAGGACGACCACGTTTCGTGGATGACTACGTTGGCTCCCTATGTGACGGGGATGAATACTGGATTCCGGGTGTTCACATGAAGCCTGGAAGTCGCACGGGGAATCAAATCCTCTCGTGGATGACAGAAAACTTCATAGACGCTGAGTATGAGTATAACACGGACATGATGCCAGAGGCTGTTGTCCTATACAACAAGCACGGGCAGACCCTTGTGACCTACCCATACGGAGACGATTGCTTGAGTGAAGCCTGCGAGTTCGTGATGGATCAAGAAGAACGCGAAGACATCTAGTATGCCCAGCTCTAAGAACACTCAGCCGCACTCACTTGAGTCGGAGACTGTTGTCCTTGCGTCTTGTCTTCTATCTGAAGATGGCTCCGTCTATGACGAAGTGTCGCAGGTCATTCAGCCCTCTGATTTCTACGTCACCCGTAACTCTACAATCTTCTCGACCATCGGGGAGATTGTGGGGAAGGGGTTGGAGTTGTCCGACATCACACTACTAGAGCAGTTGCGCTCCAATGGTGATGAGAAGGAAGTTGGTGGTATCAGCACCATCTATACAATCCAAGAAGCCTGTGAGACCTCAACCCACGCCACGTATGCCGCCAAAATAGTGAAGGAGAAGTCTAAGCTTCGCCAGACCATCCGTCATTGCCGCCTCGCCATCGAGGAAGCAGAGGAAGGGGAGGAAGAGGCAGACTCTGTGACATCCAAGCTAGAAGCCGCCCTACAGTCCCTACAAGACGTTGATGACGGCAAGGGGGACGGGAGTATCAGAAGTGCCGCAGAAGCCCTCAGAGAGGACTACAAGGCCATGGTGAGTGGAACCTATGAGGTCTCTGCCATGCCCACGCGCATAGCACAAGTAGATGAGAAACTTAGCTGTGGTGGTGTCGCCAACGGAGAGGTGATGGTCATTGCCGCACCCACCTCCTGTGGTAAGACTGCCCTCGCCCTCAACATTGTGTTGCAGAATGCCGTCACCCACCACACGCCCGGTCTATACTTCTCATTTGAGATGCAAGCAAAGTCTCTGGCTAACCGTATGATTCAAACCTGTGCCGCCGTCCCTCTCAAGCGATTGCATGACGGGATGATGAAACCAGAACACCAGAAGCGTGTCTGGGAAGCAACGGACAAGATGGCCGAGGCTCCTATCTTCACCAACCACTACGTGAAGAGTGTGGATGAGTTACGTGCCAAGGCTCGGATGTATAAGCGTAAGCACAAGATTGAGTGGATTGTCATAGACTACCTCCAGCTTGTGCCTTGGGATCGTAAGATGAAAAAGAACGACGGCATTGCTGAGGTCTCACACCAAGTGAAACTGATGGCGATGGAGTTGGACGTTCCTGTCTTCTTGCTAGCACAAGTTAATCGTGAGGGAGCCAAGCGTGAGTCTGGTCTCACCTTGTATGACCTCAAGGATTCTGGTGACATTGAGAATGACTCCGACATCATCTTACTTCTGTGGCCTGATGGCAAGGATGTGGATGAGGCTAGAAGGTCAGACGCAGAGCATGGGTCTTACGTTTCATTGAAGTATAACATCGCCAAGCAACGTGAAGGTGCGCGTGATGTGAAAGGTAAGTTCATCTTTAAGAACCACATAGGGAGGTTTCACTAATGTCTGATTTAAGGGTAGAGAGAATAGCGGCACAAGATGCCCAACCATTCTTGCTTAATCGTCATTACGCCAAACGCCTTTGCCCCATCTCTCACGCATTCGGATCATACAGGGGACACGACTTGATTGGTGTAGTGACTTATGGAACTCCACTTAGCTCAACGCTTCGTGATGGAGTGTGCGGTAAAGAATACGCACAGTGTGTTCTGGAATTAAACCGCTTGTGTTGTGAGAATGGTAAGAACATCGCAAGCCAACTCGTCGGCAGGTCACTAGCAATGTTGCCGAAGCCATCCGTCGTGGTGAGTTATGCCGACACGGGCCAGGGACACGTTGGATATGTATATCAGTCAACCAATTTTATCTACACGGGATTGAGTGCTAAATTCAAAGACCCTATGGTGCGTGGGCAAGAGCATAAGCATCATACCACCATAGGAGACGAGGGCAGAGGGCACCCGTCTAGGGTTGAGTATTTACGCGAAAAGTATGGGGCAGAGAATGTATATTATGTAGAGAGGCCCAGGAAGCATCGTTATATATTTTTCTGTGGCAACAAGACTGAGCGATGGAGAATGAAGTCTGCCCTTAAATATAAAATTAAGGATTATCCAAAGGGTAAAAGTAGGCGGTATAAGATTGATAAAATCGAAACACAACAATCTTTGTTTTCATAAATTAATGCCTTGCTACAAGATAACCTACACCCGTCTCGACATGCCCTCACCTTGCTCTGCACTTAAAACAGCACACACCCAGGAGGAAGCAATTAAATGCTTGACTACTGGTAGCAAGACTAAAGGATACAAGTTGAAGAAGACGAACGTCCCAATCACCATTACCAATATAACAGAACTATGACAACAGACCTAGACGAAGCACGACAATACGCAGACACAATGCTTGAAGCCCTGGACGTAATGGGGCGAGCAATGTATTTTTGCTTAAACCATCCCAACTCTCCAGAGTTTAAGGAACACCGCAAGCTCCTCATTGGAGCGCACGAACGTATGGGTAAAGATACTACCGATATGCTAGCGCAACTTGACGTTCCAGAACCTCCGTATGAGCCAACCAAGGAGGAGTTAGCACAACATGGCTAGGGGTGAAATCAATCCAGTCTTGGGTATGACGGAGGGTAGGTTTCGGACTATGGTTAAGTCTGCCCTTCGTCCTTGCTGGCGCAACTCTTCTCGCAAGACCTTCATCCAATCCGTTCGCACACGTGGCATCAACCCAGCTACAGGTAGAGAACGTTTCGTCGTGGTCTGCGTAGACTGCGGCAAGGAGATGGGGATCACAGAGAAGGAGAGACGCAAGAAGCTGGATGGAACTTTAGAGAAGCGAGCCAAGATTGTCTATGAGATTGACCACGTCGATGGCATCACACCACTTACCGATGTGCAAACCTTAGAAACTTTAACCCCACACTTCAGGGACATGATCTACGGAAAACAAGAAGTGGTATGTGTGGCCTGTCACAAGGTTCGCACAGCAAATCAAAGGAAAAATAAATCAAAATAACCATTGACATACCTAAGCCAAGTCCATAGAACTTTAACTAACATCATCAACCAATACAATAATATGAGTAGAACAAGAAATACATCAACCGGGGGTGGTTCATCCAACCCCGCCACTAAATACCTAGAGTGGGACACGCAGTCTGGCGACTGGAAATACTGGGACAAAGAAGCAAGCACAGAGAAGCACCTGCCGATCTCGACGGCCTTCATCGTCCTGGATCAACTCAACACAGTGAAAGGTTTCCTAGAAGCCAAGCAGACTGGCATCTGGTCTAACGAAGTTCGTGCCGTAGGTGACAAGCTTATTGTTCGCAACAAGGACGGCATCGTAGCAACTGGTGCATGGTCAGACGTTAAGGCCACCCAAGGAGCCAAGTTCACTAAGTCTATCTATGCCATGGCTAAGACAGGCGCA